ATAGATCCATCTTCTACAAATGAATCATCACCTAGTCCATCATCAATAAATCCAAATGGAGCCATGTCCTGTTCTATCTGATTACGTTGTTCCTCATATATTCTTCTACGAACATCTTGATCAGTCATCTCCTTGAAATACTCTTGCATACACAACCATGCAAAGAGAACCATACACATTACTAAGTCATCATGGTATCCTTCATCTGCTTCCCATGCTTGCTTTCTCTGAATGAAAGTCGTAAGCTCTTGTAGTATATGGAAGTCTTTGAATGTTAATTTATCTTCTTCTAGTATTGCTTTAAGATTAGCACAACCTTGTTTCTTCACAGTGATACTCATCTTAACACCTAACTGTGTCTTGTTACCTGAGAACCCTTGACCTACTATCTGCCCAGCCCTACCTCTCATAGCACACATGAGTACGTTAGGATACTCAAGGTCATAGTTTAATGTTGCTGCTATACTATCTCCTATATCATTTACTTCTACAAGTATATAAGGTAAGTTATATTCCTTTGCTACTTGGAATATGACTGAAGGAAACATGACAGGCTTAATCTCATTATCACGGTATTTGGCAACAATTTTATACGGGAGAGTGGTGATATCAAACACGATGAAAGCACTATAGTCGCCACCAATTCCTCTGGCAACGTCCACAGTAATAATGTATTCATGATTCTCTTGCACTCGTTCGTATACGTCAAGTCCTGCATTGCTTATTAATGGTTCTTCAAATGGGATAGCTTGTAACTTAGATGGTGATATCAATGTATCAGCAGATCCAAGGAAGTCACACTCAAACTCTTGTGCGAACTGTCTCTTGGACGTGTTCTTCATTGTCTCTTCTTTCCACTTAGCATCTCTGCCTGGAACTTGAGACCAGTGTACTTCATTAGTAGTATAACCATTCTTACCATTCCTAGCATCTTCCCACATCTTATAGAAGTGGTTCATACCATTAGGAGTGGAGATGATAATTACTTTCGTTGATTTACCAGAAGTAATAGTAGGATAAACAGATGCAAAGAATTGTTCTGCAACATGGTTCGGAACGAACGCAAACTCATCGAGGAAGAGGATATTGAACGACATGCCTCGGACAGCACTTGCAGACGTAGAAGCAGCCAGTATCTTTGATCCATTTTCGAGTTCGACATTACCTTTGTTCCATACTAAAATTCCATGTTGTAACCACTTAGGCAGGTTCTCATACGCCAATTGAAGTCTTCCAAGTAGTTCTCTAGCAGTAGAAGCTTTGTTTGCTAGGATACCGATATTAACACTATCATTGAAAATAGCATAGTGTAGAAGGTAAGCAACAACAGTTGTAGATTTACCAGTCTGACGAGGGAGTTTTGCAATGTTGAATCTGTTTTCATGAAAGTCCATCAAGATTTTCTTTTGAAAATCATACATGGAGAAAGGCACAAGACCTTCATCCAAGTTGATAATCTGCATATACTTCGTAGCAAAGTATAGTGGATCACTCTTACACTTGATCCATTCTTGTACTTGCTCTTTTGTAAATTGTATCTCAGTACCAGCCTTTTTCAGGTTGGGGTTACCTAAGTATACATCAGTTGCAGTAGCCATTATAATACCTGTACAACACCTTTAACATCAGGAATCTCTTCCATCAGTTTACGTTCTATGCCTTGCTTTAAAGTCATAGTACTCATAGCACATGTCTCACATGCACCACCTAACTTTACTTTAACATATCCATCTTCTATATCATAAAGTTGAAGGTATCCACCATCAGCTTCAATATAAGGAATAAGTTCTTCAAGAACCCTTAATACATTTTCTTCTGTTAGTTCCATGTGTGTTGCCAGATAGTATTGTCTCTTAAGATATTCATATTGATTGTCCATTACATTAAGTTGTTACCACATACATCAAGGTTGGCACTCAATCCACCACGAGCAGTGTGTAATAATAACTCACCGTGAGTAGGATGATTAGCAGCTACAGAGATTGCATTATTAAGACCAGCAAGATCCCAACTGTTAAACTTAAAGGAATTAATCCAATAGTCAAACCCACCTGCCTCTGGTCTCCTACTTATAATTGTACCATAAGACGTGACAAGTTGATCGTATACCTGTTGATATGTATACCCAGTTTTAACCGTCCTAGAAGCCCATCCAGGTACTAATCCTGTTACAAATCTATAAGGATCTCTTATAGTTGTACCATCATTAAATGCTAAGTACCCCTGAGTCCACTCTCCATATCCAGCATCAGTTATACCTGTACTTGTACAACAAGGTCCACTAAACTTCCAACCAGATGAATCTCTAGTAGTCCACTTCAATCCACTATCAGCAGGTTGTTCTATGTCTAAAGAACTAACTACAATGTTTTCCATCTGAGAACGTAAGGTAAATGCAATACCACCTGGATTCCCTGCCCATGTATTATCTGCCTGACTTGTATTAGTTAAAGTAACCCCAATACTATGTGGACCTGGTGATACATCAGTAATAGTAATCTCTGTACTAGTAGTATTAGAAGTAATAGTTCCTTTAGATACACCATCCCAAGTAATATCAGCAGTACTATCTGCCTGTACTTCTAGTACATAATATCCAGTATGTAATGGAGTTACATTCCAAGTAGCAGTATGAGCAGTACCTGTTAGAGAATTAATGTTAGATGGATACACTGCGTACTCATTCATAAAGTCTGACCAGTCGTGATGAGGTCCAGCTTTTACCCAACCAATACTATTACTACTACCACACACCCCACCAAAACACATCTTTATAAACCAACCACCTGGATTTGAATCCCAATTATCTCCTGTACCATTAGTGGTAGTAGCAGTAAGTTTTAAAGTACCAACAGGTAACGTTGTTGTACCTGTAACTGGTGTAGTAATACTAGATGCAGTAAGAAAAGCAGTCTCACTATCATTTAAAAATATAGATCCACCAGCATCAGAACCAAATGTAAATCCATATGTACCTGCTTCTAGTATCTCAATTTGATATGTAACTGTCTGCAATTCACCAGGAAGAGTACACTGTTCTGGATTAACCCACACACCATACTTCTGTGCATCACCTGACCATGCATCAACTGCATATGTTATTGGATTTGACTTTGCTTCTTTTGTTTTCTCAACTGTAGTACCATCCTCTTTATAACAAGTGATGGGTTTAATATTAACATCAGAATAATATGGTGTACAACTATCACTAGTTAAGGTTGGGACAACAAAGTTGTCACTCTCTCCTAGATCTTCGTTAGGTCCACCATCACCATCAGTAGTATTTCCTAGATATACATTCTCACAATCATAATATGTACCATCATCTCTAACCTTACACTTAGTTCCTATAAGAATAGCAGGTAAATCATCGTAAATATCTCCAGTAGGATCCCAAAACCCACCATCAGGTACAGGATGTATCCACCCATCTTCATCTGGCCATTTATCTACTTCTACTTCTTCTTTTTCAGGTAAGGCACGACGAGATCTCGATGCGATATCACTATCAGATACTAACGCATCACATACTGGACCAAAAATACTGCCTTCAGGATAATAGTAACTCATATATCCTTTTTAAATATTTAGTTCGTTCGTTGCATTGGCCAACGTGCTTGCACAGTATTATTAGACTTAATCAATGTACTAGCAGTTGATTTATCAGAAGGTAATATCTGTTTTATATTAGCATTATTAACAAATGTTCTTACAGAATACCTATCTTCAGTGCCATAGGTAGTCTGTGCATGCCAAATCTCAGCAGGAAATAGAACCATTCTATTAGCCTTCTGTTGTACCCTTATAGTCTCATTAAACTTAGAACGATGCTCTATAATAAGTTCTTCTAATCTTGGATTAGATACTCCTGTCCTATGATATTCTTTAGTTGCTTCAAGATACTCTGGTGGACAAGTAGAACCAGTTATGTATGTAGATTTAAAATCCTTTTTCTTTTCATAGAAAGATGTACCAACATCACCTTCAGGTGCATCATTCAAATATATTATAGCAGTAGCAAGCTGTCCTACATTATTATCTACATGTATCAATCCATTGTTCAATAGATGTCCTCTATCTGAATGAGGAGTAATCTTTTGAAAGTCTTGCACTACATGCCATTCTATCTCATGGTCTCTAGGATCCCAGAAAGGAGAAAAGACTTGTTGACAACAATACTTAGCAAGGTCTACATCTATCTCAGCAATTGTTTTCTTACTTGCCACACCAGGATAGTTTGTTCCAGAAGGTTTTAGATACTCAACACTCTTTGCTAATCTCAATACCTCTTCAAGATTACTAAAGATACCATCAATAA